CTGCTATTGCAGCATCTCCATTCCTACTCGCTGGTGCAGCTTTTGCTGGTCCATATGTGAATGTTGAGAGCAACCTTTCTTACCCTGATGGTGAGTATTCTTCTGCTTCTACAGACATTCATGTAGGTTACGAGGGAGTAAACGAAACAGGTAAGCTTGCATACTACGTACAAGGTGGTCCAGCTGTAAATCACAGTGAGTCTGCTGATGACACAGACCTAGACTTCTCTGGTAAAGTAGGAGTTTCTTACGCAGTTGCTGACGCTACATCTGTATACGGTGAGCTATCAGGTGCTACTGATGAGGACACTGCTGGCGAATCTCTAGTTAACTGGGGTGCAAAAGCAGGCGTTAAGTTTACTTTCTAAGACAGTAACTTAATACGCAACTATATAAAGGGTCTCAATAGAGACCCTTTTTTCTTTCCACTATTAATACTATGGCCGAGATACCAACAATACAACCAGGCAATACAGCAATCTATACAAGACCAGGTTGCGGATTTTGCACAAAGATTAAGGAAGTTTACAAAAGCAAGGGGTGGGCCTTTGCAGAATACGTTTTGAATGTTAACTTTACAAGGGAGCAATTCAAACAAGAGTTTGGACAGACCGCTACCTTCCCCCAAGTTATCATACAGGGACAAAAGATGGGTGGTTGCACCGAAACTATTAAATACCTTCGAGAGGGAAAATTTGTATGATGAGTGACGCTAACTCAGAGGAACTCTATACTATTATTGACAGAGCAATCGACGAAGCGATGTTCAATGGTAGATTCCTATTGAATATGAAGTCGTATCTAACTGGTAACAAGTGGACACGCAAACAAACTGCTGAATTAATAGAGTCATCTTCAATGGGTGAGCTTAAGCAAGTGTCTGATGAATTAACACAGTACATTGCAAGGGACAAATACATGACTGAGGCTTATAGTAATCTACCTAAGCCACAGGCACGTAAGATTAGAAAATACTTCGAGACCCTTATTAATGATGCAAAAGATTATTATGAAACACGTAGACCTGGGCGACCAAGAAAGTCTACTAAATAAAAACAAATAGTAAGGGAGAAATTCTTATGTCCGATGTTTCATTCTATTACATCGCATTCTTCCTAACTATAGGTAGTTTTTTATTAGGTTTTGTGGTATCATGGAACCTTAAAGACATCTTTGATGAGTGGAAGGCAAGAGCAGACTACGCAGCAGTTGTTATGCATCCTGAGATGCAGACAGCAGACGGTGGACAAGTTGACCCAACTGAGTTAATATACTTGCGTATAACTGACGAAGATGATACACTAGACGATGAAGATGAGTAAGTTATGAGACTAATGATTTCTGAGGTGCTTCAGAAGGCTCACAATGCCAAGACGAAAGCACAGAAGATCAAGATCCTTCAGGATAATAATACTCCTGGTTTAAGATCGATCTTTATTATAAACTTTGATGAGAGTTTACAACCTCGTGTCCCTCTAGGTGAGGACGTACCTTATCGTAAGAACGATGCACCTAAAGGCACAGAGCATACACTACTAGAGAAGGAGTCTAAGAAACTCTATCGATTCTTTAGAGGTGGTGATGACAACTTGAAACCACTGAAGGTAGAGAGTATGTTTATTCAACTGCTTGAAGGTCTACATGAGAGTGAGGCAGAGGTATTAATAAAAGCAATTAACAAGACACTGCACAAGAGATTTCGTATCACTAAGGCAGCAGTCCAAGAAGCATTCCCTTCTATAGAGTGGGGTGGCAGAGGTAGATGAAACTAACCGAAGAGCAGATTGTTGACATCAACAACGCTGGTATGGGGTGTTCAATCATAAAGACTGGATGCACACCTGACTCAGCTAACGATAAGACGTTGCCAACTAACGCATATCTGCTAGAGTTAAAGAAAGATGGTGAAACATGGTTTGATATAGTGATGGGTGAATCTGTTGGTATCTTCGACACATACTATGATTTGTTTGGTAATGTGATGCAGAAGATGTCATACACTAAGGGCACTAGACAACCTGCTACGTTTAATAATCCTTTGAATCCTATTAAACCTAAGTCTAAGAGGAAGAAATGAAATTAGATTCACAGTTCGCTGTACCTCATCTAGCAGAAGATAATCATTACTGGAAGTACCATGATATCTTGCTCAAGCTTCTAAAGGAGAAAGCATACAGACGTGGAGAATATACATTATCATCTGGTGTAAAGTCAGAGCATTATGTTAACTGTAAACCTGTAACACTATCGTGTGAGGGTAACGCACTCATGTCACGTCTAATGATAGATTTGGTAGATACTGATGCAGTAGCAGTTGGTGGTCTAACATTAGGTGCTGACCCAATAGTCTGTGGTATTGCACAGAAAGCATACTACAACAACCATAAACCTCTTGATGCACTCATCATAAGGAAGAATGTTAAAGGATATGGTACAAAGGAACGCATTGAAGGTCCAAGACCTCCAAAGGGATCAGTTATAACAGTTGTAGAGGATGTTACAACAACAGGTAGCAGTGCTATCTCAGCAGTCAATGTGCTACGTGATGCAGGTTATATTGTTAAGCGTGTCATTGCTATCGTAGATAGGATGGATGACCATGCTACATGGGTGGAGAATGATCTAGACTTTATATCATTGTTTACATTGGAGGATATAATTACATGACAGTATATTTTGACCCTCGAAAGGCAAAGAAACCTGTCGAGGAAATGACTGAGGAAGAGAAGAATCTAGAGATGGGTAAGCAAGCAACAACAGCACTTGCTAACCTTTTCGGATCACCTTTAATTCTTATGCTAGTATGGAATGCATGTATACCAGGCATATTTGGGTTAGCAACCCTAGGATACTGGTCAGCAATGGGACTCTATGTAGTCTCTCGCATATTATTGAAGAAGAATGACTAGACTATGGAGAGTATGGAAGTATGCGTTGGGTAGTTTCGCTGATGAGAAGACGCAGAGGTATGATAATCTTATTGTCCTTGTTCGATCTTTTATCTTTCTTACTTATCTCATCACTAATTTTTTTATTATTAGCGGAGTAATCAGACACTGGAATGACTAAAGTATGTCTCGTCACGGTAACACCTGACGCTGAAAAAACTATAGGATACATCGCAAGAGTATCCAATCCAAACAATCAAGACAACCCTAAAGTAGAGGGGTTGTTAAAGTATTGTATCAAGCATGGACACTGGTCTATCTTTGAGCAAGCACACATGACCTTGCAGATAGAAACTACTCGTGGTATTGCAGCACAGATACTAAGGCATCGTAGCTTCACATTCCAAGAGTTTAGTCAGAGATATGCTGACACTAACCTCCTTGATCCACCAGAGATACCTGAATTGAGGAGACAAGACACCAAAAACAGACAGAATAGTATCGATGATATCCCAGAAACCGAGCGAGCCTTTTTACAAGGCCGAATTAAACAGTACTTTGATGAAGGACAAGCCCTCTACAATGACTTACTTTCTAGCGGGGTTGCAAAAGAGTGTGCGAGATTTGTGCTCCCCTTGGCTACTCCTACTCGTATCTATATGTCTGGTTCTGTGAGATCATGGATGCATTACATACAATTACGCACTGCCAATGGCACACAGAAGGAGCACATGGACATCGCAAACCTATGCCGTGACCATTTTATCTGCAACTTTCCAATCACATCCAAGGCACTAGGATGGTGTCCTGAAGTAGAAGACGACTGTGATTGTCGCTACGATGGATGGGATGACTTACAACCTTGTTTACGAATAGACTAATGCCAACATACCCTGTCATAAATAAAACTACAGGAGAGACTAAAGAACTCTCTATGTCAATGAAAGCCTACGATGATTGGCGAAAGGAAAATCCCGACTGGGATAAGGACTGGAGTCAAGGTACTGGAGGTACTATATACGGAGATCCGAAACAATCAGAAGGATTCAAAGAGGTAATGAGTAAAGTCCAAGAGAAACATCCACGTGCAAACCTTTCAAGGTTTACTTAATTATGCCAGCAAGGAAAAAGAAAAACGGAAATGGTAACGGAAACGGTACTGTATCAAGAGCGATGAAGAAGAAGCCACCTATCAACCTTGAGCATCTTAGGGTCATCGAACCTTTGACACCTAGTCAAGAAGATGTTTTCGATGCGTTCAAGAATGGCCAGAATTTAGTACTACATGGCTCAGCAGGTACTGGTAAGACATTTATCAGTCTCTACCTAGCATTACAGGCAGTGTTGGAACCTACCTCACCATATGATAGAGTATATATTGTCAGGTCTCTTGTCCCTACAAGAGAGATAGGATTCCTACCAGGTGATGAGGAAGACAAGTCCAACCTATATCAGACACCATACAGAAATATGGTACGATATATGTTTAATATGCCTGATGAAGGGACATTTAAAGTATTATATGATAACCTAAGAAACCAAGGGTCAATAGATTTTTGGTCTACTTCTTTCTTGCGTGGTATAACACTTGACAGAGCGATTATAATAGTAGATGAGTTCTCTAACCTAAACTTCCATGAGTTAGACAGTATTGTCACTCGTGTTGGTCAGGATAGTAGAATCATATTCTCTGGAGATTACACACAGTCTGACCTTGTTAAGTCACATGAGAGGACTGGTGTGCTAGACTTTATGAAGATAACTCAGGCAATGGATAAATTCACTTGCACTGAGTTTGGTATCAATGATATTGTGAGGTCTGGATTCATCCGAGACTACCTTATCTGCAAACATGAAATGGGATTTGCTTAATGTTTAATTATGTTGGTCCTGCTAAGCCTCTTAATGAGGTGACTAGTAGGACGTTGGAGACTGGTCGTTTCTATAAGATTGATGACCAATGGATGCCAAGTATTACAACAGTGGTTGGCAACCAGAGTAAGCATGGTATACTAGCTTGGCAGAAGCGAGTAGGTTTTGCTGAAGCAGAGAAGGTCAGACGTGCTGCTGCATGGCGAGGCACTCAGTACCATAACTTAGTGGAGAAGTATCTCAAAAATGAATTGGAGGAAATTAAGGAGAGCAAGGGTCTTCCCACGTACCTTTTTAGGTCTGCTCGTGAGACTCTTAATCGTATTAGTAACATTCACGCTATTGAAGCCCCTCTTTATAGCCGCACTCTGGGTGTTGCTGGCAGGGTCGATTGCATTGCTGAGTTTGATAATGAGCTTGCTATAATTGACTTCAAGACCACTAAGAATCTTAAGAAAGAGGAGCACCTAGAGAAATTCTTTGTGCAAGAGGCAGCATATGCTTACATGTATTATGAATTGACTGGTGTTGAGGTAGAGAAACTTGTAACATTATCTGTTGCTGAAGACGGAAGCATGCAAGTTGCTCAGAAGTATGATAAGGATACCTATATCGATACACTTATCGAATGGATCCGACAGTATCATAATGAGAAGGCAGTAGCATGACAGGTTGGGTATCTCCAGAGTATAAAGGTGGACCACAAGACAAGTGGATGTTCCGTGAGGTATTAGGTATACCTTTCTATAGGTTTGACATGGGATACTCTAGGAGGGATAAGGTGGAGGAGATCTTTAAGATACTCCAAGCACTCCCTTGGAGAGAGAATGACACCAATCAAATTTGGGAGGGTGTCAAGCTTGAAGGTGAAGGTGGAAGTGACCTTTACAATCACGAGCCCCTACGTTATCTTTTCGACTGGATGCAAGACTGCATGGCCGAAGTTGAAGATCGTATGGGTATACCGAATAAATTGGTATGCAATGCTGCATGGGCTAATCTAAATAAAAAAGGTGATTGGTTTTATGACCACACCCATTCTAATTGTTTCCTTAGTAGTAACTACTATGCCTCAGGGGATACAGGTGTTACAAAATGGATCCATCCCAACCCTTACTATGACAAGACCAACATATGGCCTTTCAATTCTAAGGACTGGGAAGATAAATTTAATCTAACCCATGAAGAACCTACTGTACCTGGTAGGTTTATTGTTTTCCCACCTACTATCAGACACAGGGCTACCCCAAATGAGTCAGACTGTGATAGAATAACAATAGCAGCTAATTGGTTCCCAACAGGACTTATTAATTCCAGTGGTGTTTCTCACCTTAACATTCAAGTTGTACAATGAAAGACATTGAAGAAAAGTTTATGACACAAGGCAAGTTTACATCCTTAGTTGAAGAAAGAGTTAAGGATAGTCAAGGTCTTATAAATTATATCGAGGGTGTAGCCTCGGTGTGCGAAGAGTTTGAGATTGAAGTGGAGACAGTAGGTAAACTGATCTCTAAACCATTAAAGGATAAGATCAAATGGGATGCACAACAACTTAACTACATTAAACGTACAAGTAAAGCAATTTTAAACCTATGACTGAAGACTTTGACTTCTTTAGATCAGAAGTAGTAAAAGAGGAACTAGAAGCAATTCAGGAGTGTTATACAGAACTCTTGAAGATGTCTGCTGGTTTAAAGGAATTTTCTCCAAAGGAGAGGTTGGATCACATCGAGAAGACTTTAGAGTTAGTAGCGAAGCAAAAAGTATTTTATGCACGGTTACAACTAGCAGCTAATGAGTTACAAGATGATGACTCAGCAAAAGAAATTAAGAGTAGAATAGAGTTGATGTCTACCGAGTATAGTGGTGGTATGAATCTCACTATGGTACTAGATCAGATGGAAGATAAGTTGAGGACATGGAGAAGGGAACTTAAAGAATCGGGTGTTGACACAGCCTAAATAGTATGCTACTATAATCCAGTAGCAATATCACAATACAACTTCGGAGACAAATACTAATGTCATTCGCATCATTAAAGAGCAAGTCTGGTAAGTTTGCTAAGCTTACACAACAGATTGAAAACATGTCCAAGCCTCAGGGGCGTGGTCCAGATGAAAGACTCTGGAAACCAGAGGTAGATAAAAGTGGTAACGGTTATGCCGTTATTCGTTTCCTACCAGAGCCAGATGGAGAAGATCTCCCTTGGGCACAGGTATGGAGTCATGCATTTCAAGGACCAGGTGGTTGGTACATTGAGAATTCTCTCACCACACTTAACCAAAAGGATCCTGTAGGTGAATTGAATAGGACACTATGGAATAGTGGACTAGATGCAGACAAAGATACTGCACGTAAGCAGAAGCGTAAGCTTTCTTACTACAGTAACATCTATGTTGTAAAGGATCAACTTCATCCAGAAAATGAAGGTAAAGTATTCTTATATAAGTATGGTAAGAAAATCCATGACAAGATTGCATCAGCAATGCAACCACAGTTTGAAGATGAAAGTCCAATCAATCCTTTCGATCTTTGGAAGGGTGCTAACTTTAAGATCAAGATCCAGACCATTGGTGGATACTGGAACTATGATAAGAGTGAGTTTGACTCACCCTCTGTGTTAGGTGGATTGGAAGATGACGCACTTGAAGCAGTCTGGAAGTCACAACATTCTCTTAAAGAGTTTACTGACCTTAAGAACTTTAAGTCATATGAGGAGTTATCCTCACGTTTGAATGTTGTGCTTAACAAGTCAACAAGACCTGTAGTGCAATCAAACGAGGAAGAAGAGGATTTAGTGCCTCTTACTAGTCCAGTTGTCAAAGCGGACCCACCTACCCCCACTAAGTCAGGGTTTGGTGCTAAGATAGAAGAAATAGAGGAGTCAGGTGAATCTCCAGATTTATCTTACTTCGCTGCTCTAGCTAACGAAGACTAATGAAGAAACTACTACTGCTCCCACTTCTACTAATTGGTATCACAACACCAGTCAAAGCAGAAGCATTAACTTGGAAGGAATTCTGGGAGCCGTTTGTAGAGTCCTATCATTATGGTCACGATCATGGATCGGGTCATTGGGAAGACTGGCACTATGACCACCATCATAGAAGACCAAGACGAAGGATGTGTGAGTATGTTATTACAACAAAAACATGGAGACCAGGTCATTATTTCCGCAATAGTAACGTATGGAGTCCAGGTTATTATGAGACACGTGACCATCTAAAATATCGTCCGTGTCGTAAACATCGTCCTCTCTAAGTCCGTATATTATTTCGATTTTTGAACAAGCGAAACCCCCGAAAAAATCGGGGGTATTTTTTTGCCCTGTAGGTTTTTTAAGTTCCGCTAGATGAACTTGTGGAAGATCCGTATTGATTAGTTGTGGTACCAACATTGGAAGAAACTCCTGCTACACCAGTAGTCACTACTGTGCTGCCATCTGCCAAAACATCCCCTTCGCCAATAGTAGCAGCAGAGGTGTCAAACGTTCTAGATGAGTAATCCGCTTCAGACGCAAAATCGATAGAACTTGATTGACCGATATTTGTGCTATAAGTCTCTTTAACGCTAATAAACTGCTCTTGGACAGAACCATTAGTTCTCTTAGTTTGAGTGTCAAAGTCAACTTCGTCATTTGGAAGATAATCGACCAAATTGCTAAATTCTTCAATAAACCCACTTACGTACTCTTTGCGTAAAAGGTAAATATTGCGTTTGAAGTCATTTTTCTCAGATTCGTAATCATAAACAGATATTGGTCTAACTATATCTTCTTTGGGAATTGCAGTTCCGTCAGGTCTGGTATAACTGAAATCTTCGGAAACAATACGACCTTCTTTGAGTAAAGTCCTACCTCTAGTATCTGTGACTTTTTGAGTAACCCAATGATGCACTGAATCTGCATCTTCTTCATATTCACTGTCAATATACCTTTCTAGCTCATCTTCGGACATGGGCCATTCATCGTATAGATTGATTATATTGTTAGTAAGTAAAACAACCCAGTCATATTCCATGGTACCATATATTTCCAAAGCAACTTGATCTGGTCTTTGGTTGTTTTTAATCGTATATTGATTAAAACCTAAAATAATGTCATCTAGGTTTTCACGGATTTTGATCCTTCTGAAGATGTTTTTAGCTAATTTGTAAGGATCAACGTTATTTGTTCTATAACTTGATGTCCTTACTTGCACATTTGGTAGATAATTGAAGTATGACATTATCCTATGTTTGCTGAAGTAAATGGTCCGAAATCACCTATCATATCCCTCATTGCGTCTAACCAATTCTGCATTTCTGGATCAGTAGTGTCATTATCATTATCTGTAGTATCTTGACCTGCACTTTCATTTGCTGGAGATCCATATGATTCCTTGGTAAGGAAGGATGTCTCGCTGAATTCAAGAGATAGGTTATACTGTAAAGCACCAAAATCTATATACTCAGCCTTTTTCATAGTTGATCTGAGTGACGTGTAGTTTGGCATACTAACAGTCATATTCTTTAGTATGAGTTTGGTGGGGAATTGCATTATTGCGTTTAATATTCCACCTTTTCCACCAGTCTCAGGATTATCAATAGTTTCATTACCACCACCTTTGTCAACATATCTGACAATTTGTGCTCGGAAGTATTCTGGTATTGTTAACCAGTTTTTATCACCTTTACCTGGTAATGAGAATTTCCTAAATTTGCTTACAATTTGATATATTTCTTTAGCATCGTCAGCAGTCTTTGGTATTAATTGCCAATCCCACTTATGTGTTCTGAAACCTGCTTGACCTTTATATACTGCTTCTGCATATGGGTTAAAGATCTTTTTACCAACTAGAGAGGTTAATGCTGCTGTATCAATATTATTTTGTTGACCTGTTGCTGACAGTGCAGTAGCAATTACACCAGATGCAGCAGTATATGCTACTTGAGGTGCAGCAGCTTTTGCTGCTTTTGCTATTTTATCTGCAACTTCATCAGTACCCATATCTACTGGACCATCACTACCTAAACCTGCTGCTTGAGCAGCGTCTAAGGCAGCTTTACCTGCTGGTCCTAGATTTACAGTATCCCAGTTTTGACTTTGTGTTTCTTGTAAAGATGTTGGGAGATATAGATATATTGAGCCTCCACCTTTACTTGGTGGTACTAAGGTGTTTGACTTCTGGTCGAATATATCAAATTTTAGATAGTCAATTACTTTTGTAGGGAAAGCTGCACTATCTCTGATAGCTTCCCTACTAGATGCAGAGTTAACGCCTATCGGTTTAGCCTTTGGAAATACTAAATTAGCCATGAGTTATAAAGGATACTTTAGACCATCAAACAAGCATAAGTACAAAGGTGATCACACTAATGTTATTTATAGGAGTTTGTGGGAAAAAAAGTTTATGCATTGGTGTGACATGAATAACAACGTATTGGAGTGGGGAAGTGAAGAGATTATTATTCCTTATAGGAGTCCCTTGGATAATAGGACTCACCGTTATTATCCTGATTTTTATGTCAGAGCGAGGACCAAGGATGGAAGAATCGCCAAATCGATCATCGAAATTAAACCAGCTTCACAGACTAAACCCCCTAAACGCAAATCGCAGAAAGCTCGGACTTTTATAACAGAAGTGAAGACTTGGAATGTAAATAGTGCTAAATGGAGAGCTGCAAGACAGTTTTGTGCTCATAGGGGCATGCAATTTATCATACTGACCGAAAAACACTTAAATGTATGAGCATTTTCACAGACGTAAAAGACCTCGCAGGAGGAGTAAAACAAAGTAAACAATGGTATAGAGAGCAACTCCAGTATGGGTTGGAGGATTATGTTGGCGGTTTTACTGTAGGTGACATTATATTTTTCAATTATTCAGCTCAGACACCAGACTTAAAGTGGTGGGATACCTTTCCTATGGTACTAATCACAGATGTAGATTATCAGAAGATGCAATTCTCTGGCGGTAATATGCACTATTTACGTCCAAACTCTCGTAAAAGTATGGCATCTACATGGTCTGCGGGTAGTATTGCATATCCTAAGCGTTGCCACCATAAATACTTTATGTCTAGTGTGACTAGAGCATATAATGTCCCTTCCGAGGAATTGAAAGATATGACACCGCTTCCAGTTGAGCAATTTGTTATTAGACCACCAGGTTTAGGTAGAGTGATGGAAGTACCAAGCAGCATAATTTGGGGTAGACTTAAATGAGTCAGAATAGTTTTTCAATATTCAGAGACCTGGTAGTATCAGGTCAAAGGGAACCTGCTAGGTCCAATCTTTTTGGTGTGAAGATATATCTACCTCCATGTATACTTGCTAATGAAGCAGGAATTAAGAGAGATCAGAGAGATGCAGCAATAGCAATTAACTTTTTTGCAGAGTCAGTTTCAGTACCTGCTAGAAGAATTCAAGGTGAGCAAGTTAAAGCTGGTTGGCAAGGTGCAGCATATAATGTTGCAAGAGAGCAGCAAAATGGTCAGATGGATGTCAGCTTCATGGTAGATAAGAAGTTATTCCATCGTAAGTTTCTTGAGCAGTGGATGAATTATACTGTCGCTGACCAAGAGAATAGAGCAACAATATACGATGAATATACAACTAATATCGTTGTGCAGAAGTGGGAGCTTGCATCCCCTGTTAACTGGAGTGCTATAACTGAGAGTGGTACACAGTATACTCAGAGACTTAATATGGTAACAGGAGTATGGCAATTCTTCGGAGCATGGCCTGCTGATATGGGAGGATTATCATTTAATAATGGTCCTGCTAGCTTAGTTAAGTTTAGTACTAAATTCAATTACGAGAGATATAGATTTGATACTGTTGGTGCTGAGGAATTGAATTATAATACTCCAGATAAGTTTATAACTTCAGCATCTGAAGGTGTAGAAACTGTAGGATTAAGTCAAAATCAACAAGAAGCAGCCCAGTTTGGTGTCTAAATAGAAATATAATAATGCAATCGTTATGCCATTACCTAAGTTAGCCATACCTGAGTATGAAGCGACCCTGCCTGTTACAGGCACAAAAATATCATATAGACCATTTCTAGTTAAGGAAGAAAAACTACTCTACCTTGCTATGGAGTCGCAAGACAACAAGCAGATGGTCAAAGCAGTGAAGACTATAATCAAAAACTGTACCAATTTAAAGTCTAAGGTTGAAGATCTCGCTACTTTCGAGATTGAATATATCTTCCTTAAGATCAGATCTGTTGCGGTTGGTGAGACAAGTGAGTTTAAAGTCACATGTCCAGATGATGAGAAGACGCAAGTCAACGTTGAGATACCTCTTGGAGAAGTTGGTGTTATTGTTCCTGATGGACATAATGCTAAGATCGATTTAGATGGTAATGTTGGTATTGTGATGAAATATCCTTCATTGGATGTATTCATTCAGCAAAACCTTACTGATAATCCTGATATACAGGATATATTTGCACTTGCTGCTAGTTGTATTGGTCAAGTATATGATGCAGAAGAGGTCTATGATTCTTTCTCTCATAAAGAGGCATTAGAATTCCTTGAGAATTTGAATGCGGATCAATTCCAAAAGGTTCAGACATTCTTTGAGACCATGCCTAAGTTGTCTTATACTTTAGAAGTATATAATCCTAACACTAAGAAGAAGAGTGATTTGGTACTGGAGGGACTAGCAAGTTTTTTCGAGTAGCGTTAATGCATGACAGTCTTGAGAATTACTATAAGACTAACTTCGCATTAATGCAGCACCACAAATACTCTTTAACAGAGTTGGAAAATATGATACCTTGGGAACGTGATGTATATGTGAACCTTCTTATTGCTCATATTCAAGAGGAAGAGAGAAGGCAAAAAGCAGAAGAGAATAAGTCGTCACTCTAATGGCAATTAAGAGCTACATTAAGATAAAACCCATCAAGGATGATGGTCCTTTCGCTGGAAGTTTCGATGAAATTCGGAAGGGTATCAATCGTACTGGTGTAGTAGTAGAGAATATTGCCAATAATAATGTAGAGACTCATAAACTGATTCAGTTTGAGAAGGAGTGGTTGTCAACTACCACTGAGAAGGAAACTGAGGTAGCTAAAGAAGAGCAGAAGGATGAAGAGAAGGGATTTAAGAAATGGTTTAAAGGTTTCCGAAACATGTTCCGTCTTAAGAATAGAAGGGAACAGGAGAAGAAAGATGAAGCACCAGCAGAACCAGGAGCAGAACCAGAAGAGAAACCACCAAATAAGTTAAAACAAGCAGGTGGTGGGTTTCTTGGTAACTTTACTAAACTCTTAACTTCTATATTCAAATTTGTAATGATGCAGGTATTACTCAATTGGTTGAGTGATCCAGAGAAAGCTAAGAAAGCAGGTAAGGTATTCAACCTAGTGATGGCATTAGGTAAGTTTGCTTTGAAGATAGCTACTTGGGGTATTGATACTCTAGCTAGTGGTATTATTAATGTATTTGGTGGGTTTAAAGAAGGACCAATTAAAGGGACATTAGGTGCATTATTCGGATTCCTTCAGATATTTGCTGGATTTAAGACACTCCAGTATCTTTTAAATCCTTTTAAGGCAGTATCTGATGTTAAGAAGGTTGCTGGTCTATTCAAGAATACTACTGAGAAGGAAGTAGAGTGGAAGAAGCAAGAGCAATGGCGTAAGTTTGGATATAAGGATAAAGAGACTGGTAAGATATACACAGAAGAAGAGTATAAAGCACAGAAGAAGTCAGTTGAGAGACAACAGAAGAAGTTAAGAGCACAGGGTAAGAATGACCAAGCAAGGAAGGTTGGTAAAGGTTTTAATAATAGAGTAAATAACCCTACCAGATTACAGAAGGGTAAGAATGTTGGTAAGGGAATAGGTGGTAAGTTAATGAAACCTGGTGCACAGAAGGGATTAGCAGTAGCAGGTGGTCTCAGTCGTATGGCATCAGGTATTGCTATGGGTGAGGACAAGACTACCGCAGTTGGTGCAGGTCTTGGTCAAGCAGCAGGTGGTATGTTAGGTGCTGCTGCTGGTACTGCATTATTGGGTCCATTCCTTGGACCATTTGCACCTATAGTAGGTAATGCTATTGGTAGTTTCTTAGGTGAGTGGGTAGGTAAGACATTCTTACCAATGATTAAACCACTCTTTGAACCTATTCAGAAGATGTTTGGTATGTGGTTTGGTTTAATTAAACAGATAGCTGATGAGACAGGTATCACAGAATTCTTAGGTACCTTCTTTAAATTCGTAGGAGAGATTGGTAAGGTATTATTTAATATAATTGGATGGATAATGAAACCTATCCAGTGGTTATTGGGTGGTGCACTCAAGGTACTTGGAGGTGTTATAAGTTTTATTATTAAAGCTGCTAAGAATATATTTGCATTTATGATCAATCCTATAGGATTTGCATGGAAAATCATAAGACGTAAGGATCCTGGTAAGGATGTAAAACTGGAAGAGTTTGGTGATGGTGGTGAGATGGTTATCGCTAAAGGTAAACCTGCTAGGAAGTTACAGTCATTTGCTGGTGGTGGACCGACAAGAATTTCACTTACTAATGAGGATATAGAGCCACCTCAATTTGTATACAGTCATCAGAGGTTTACTAGTAAGATCACAGAGCATGTTAAAAATGGTGAGTTAGTTGAGTTGAAGAAGGAGAAGGAATTTTATGAGGTAATGGGATCTATCTATTATCACATCCTTATGAAGCATAATGATGATATTCTTGGTAAGTTGATTAGTATGAAGTTACTTAAACCACATCATACTATTAGAGATGTCATTGAGGGTAGTGCAGCTAATCATATCAAACCAGAGATACTATATCCTATCTTTAAAGGAAGTGAAGCACAGAAGTTAAGTGATGAGGAATCAAGAGAAAGGACAAAAGCATTCTATAAGAGACACAACCTTGAGATAGGTCAATCATGGGTAGCTGATAACTTTGCAAAGGGAGGCGAGGTAAATATTAAAAATATTAATAATGCCTATTTTGAAAGGGGTGGTGAGGTAAAGAACATCCATAATAATTTCTTTGCAAGGGGTGGTGAGGTAAAGACTAAACCTATTAAGAGTGTCTATAAGGTACCACAATTCTCTATGGGTGGTAACGTACCAGACCTAGGTGATATAGAGGCAATGACTGAGACTAGGGATATGGCACTCAAAGAATTCCAATATAAGAATCAGAGGGATAGTGATATGGAAAATATAATATTACCTCCTAGGATAATTACTATACAATCTACAGTACCAATCATAAATAATATTGCTGCTGGTAATAAAGCCACGCCAGTATATACTGCACCATCACCACTATTCACTTGTTGATAAATGGCAGAAGTAAAAGCTAAAGTACAGAAAGCAGCGTTGTATAAGATGATCTCTTATAAAGGGATCGAAGGTAAACAGAATTCTTATACACCGTTAACTGCTGCTGCAAGATTACCTAAGACTGAGAAGAGCATTCAAAGGGGAATGACCTCTGTCATGATGGGTCTTAATGCTTTAGGACGTACTCTTAACAGCATTGCTATCAACACACAGTTCATGTTGGAAGCATGGAAAGGTAGTATTAGACAGGGTATAAAGGATAAATCTGCTCTACTTAAACAAGAAGAGAAGACTAAGAAAGTAGAGAAAATATCTAAGACCAAGAAGGATAAAGCAACAGAGAAGCAGAGGAAGTTAGATAAGAGAAATAAGGATGAAGAGGAAGCAGAGAAGACTAAACCAAAACCATTTGGTCAGAAGGTAGTAGAAGGTGTAAAGAGTACAGGATCAGCACTATTCAGTAGTTTGTTGGGGTTATTCAGCTGGTTGGGTAAGTTAATAGCAATACCAGTCCTTATGTGGATAGGTAATAATCCAAAGAAGGTGCAGAAACTTATTCAGATATTGGCATCTATTGGTAAGTTTGTATTCAATGTTGTTTCATTCCTAGGAGGGATGGCACTTGATGGTATTATTAATTTCCTTGAGAATCCCTTAAGTCTTAAAGGTTTATTCGGTGTAGTCCAGTTTCTACTGGGTGCTGTACCGTTATTCGCAGGTCTGGTATTCCTTAAGAATCCTAAACTATTACTAGACACTGCTGGTAAGGTAATAGGAGGTTTAACTAATGGTCTTAAGAATCTGTTTGGGGCACAGGGTAAGGATGCAAAGCTCAGGCAGTTCCAACTTAAGAAGATAGGAGGTAAGAAAGGTAATTTCTTTTCTAGTAAGTTTGGTAAGATTGCTACTGGATTAGGTGCTGGTGCAGTTGCTGCTGGAACAGTCGCTGCTGCTGGAGGTACTGAGGGAGAAATAATTGGTGCTGGAGCTGGTGCTGCTGGCGGTCAGATGCTTGGTGCTAAACTAGGTGAGATGTCTGGTATTCCAGGTATGGGTGCTGTTGGTGGTATGATTGGTACCATGGCAGGTGGTGCTGTTGGTAAAGCAATAGGTCCTATGTTAGATCCAATCATCGGACCTGTTAAGGACTTCTTTGGAGAGATCAGTAAGATATTTAATACTGTATTGTCAGCTATTAAAGATCCACTTGAAGACTTCTTTAAGACATTGGGAGCATTCATGAGTGGTATACTTGAGGTTGTAGAACCACATATGCCATTGATAGGTAAGATAATAAGTGTGGGATTACAGGTGATGTTTGCACCTCTATTCTTAGGTATCAGAGCATTAACTGCTGTGATGAAACTATTCACTGGTGGGAAGGATGAAAAGGGTGGAGATGTCAAAGGTGATACTGGAAAGGAAGGTGATACTGGTGGTAAGACCATAACATCTAAGACTGAAGGTAGTGCATCGATGAATTTTGAAACTGGTGAGATGGAGTATACTGGTGATGTTACTCCTGACAGTTTAACTGATATGAAGATTGCTAGGGTGAGAGCACGTATGCATCCTGGATTGTCTAAAGAAGAGAAGAAAGGTTATGAGGAGCAGATAGCATATCTTGAGAAGCATAGAAAGACAGGTGGAATAGAGATAGTTAAGGGAGATGAGGGTGAAGCAGACCCTATGGGATTTGCCAAAGGTGGTTGGATTAATGGACCTCAGTCAGGATATCCTGTATCATTAGATGGCAAGAGAACATCATTCATTGGTCACGGTAAAGAGTGGGTTGGTAGAAAGGCAGGTGGTAAAGCATTTGTGGTACCTTTTGATACTCCTGCTACTAAGACTAGTCCTGGACTCACTGCAAAGAGAATGGGTCAAGCTAAGAGACAAGGTTACTCTCTACCTTCAGCAATGGATTCTAGACTTAGACCTTATAAAGCTGGTGGTGAAATAATTAAACCTAAGAGAAAGAAGGGAATGGGTTCTTGGTTGAAGGATACTCTTAATAAGACACCTCAAGTAAGGTTAGCGAAGTGGCTTGGTAATAAAGCAAAGAATATAGTTACTGCAAAGGATGAAGAGGGTAAACCAAAGGGTGTAATGAGATGGTTAGCAGGTGCTGCTGACCAAGCAACTGGTGGATTCTTTGATTTTGATAAGCAAGGACATTCAATGTATCAAGCTTCTGGTATAATGAAGAAGACAGGTGAGATCATAGATAATGCTAAACAGAGAGCACAAGAAGACAAATATAATAAAATGAGAAAGTCGATTGAGGAATCGCAAGGTCTTGTAAATATTAATGCTGGTGGTGGAGGTATACCAATGGGATCCAGTGCAGTTGATGATGTACCTATCCTTATTCCAGGAGATGACCATTTGGATGCTGATAAGTATCTAAAACCTAAGTATGGTTTAATCGCTGAGTTTTTGACAGATCCTGTGGAGTTTATGTAGATGCCATTTTTAGAGTTAATTAATGATATAAATGACGCATGGTCAAAGATCTCATATGGTGTTACTCCAGAGGGATCTTTACAAGCAGGAGATTCTCCCAGAGAATTTAAGATTGATAAGCTTCAGCTTACTATAGTAGATGAAAAGGGTGGAGATGATGAGACTTTTGATATAAGAGATTTAGTATTACAATTCTCTTATCACGAGTCTATAGAGTCTGCCTTTCTTAGGTGTGATATTAGTATCCTAGACAGTGTTGATTTCAATAGACTTCTGAAGGGTGGTGAGAAGGTCAGAATAAAGATGACCACTGCTACTGCTTTCAATAAGGAACCATTGGATACTACTATGGTGGTTTATAAGATTGGTAGTATATCAAAGACTGAGAGAGGACAACTGTATATACTACATTGTATATCTCCAGAGATGTACCATGATGAAGGTAATAAGGTATTTAAAGCATTTGGACCAGGTGAAGGCACTCTTCAACATGACTGTATACCTAAGCTTATATGTGAGAAGTGGCTTAAGTGTAAGGGTGGTAAGAAACTAAGGACGGATAACTTTGAAAATCATTCTCAATATACTTTCGTGGCTTGTAGTTGGAAACCTAGTGATACCATAGCATTCTTGTCTGACAAGGTAACTAGATTATCAGAGAGTAAGGCAGATAAGAAGCAATCTGGATTCTTGTTCTGGGAGAATAGGAATGGTTTTAATTTTAGATCCATTGACAGTCTTGCTAAGGGTGAGGGTGAGCAGAATGGGATCTATACTTACAACTATCAGCAACAGGCACAGCAAGGTGTAAACCCAATGTATGCTATTGAGTCAGTTACTTATCCTGATAAAGCAAATCATTTAGCTAACATGAGGATGGGTACCTATAAAACTGCTGCTATAGGTATATCATTACCATCTCAGAAGGATAGTTTTGCACCACCTTCGGGTAGTAAGGAGGAGGCAGAGAATGAAGAAGCCACCAATGTAACAGCAGATAGTGGTACTGGAATGGGTACAGCACCAGGTGGTACTATAAACGAGACAAGAATATTGACTTATAAACAGGTATTTGCTAAGGCAGATACTGTAGAGAAGTTTCCACCATTTGCAGTGCCAGATTTCTTTGACCTAGAGAAAGCACAACCAACTAGGATGAAGATCCGAGCATTACCTGGAATGAAGAATCAGACCAGTGTTGGAAATCCGAATAACGGAACAAATCCTGACGTAGACTCTATGGCAGTTGCACAATATGCAGCAGCGAGGTATAATTTACTTAAGGCAATTAAGTTAAACATAGTAGTACCTGGAAACACGGCTCTTGCTGCGGGAGGTATGGTAAAAGTAATCATACCAGCATCAGTAGAAGATGGTGAAAATGTAAAACAGGATTTACAGTTCAGTGGTAAGTATATTGTCGCTGCACTAACCCATGTATACAGAAGAACAGGTATAACCACAAAACTATTCCTTATTAGGGATTCAAAACCTAAAGGAACCGAGAAGTAGCCTAAATAACTATACACTCTACAGAGACCAACATGACAACTATAGAGCAACACATACAGCATGATAAGGATCTATTAGATGATCCAATGACTAATCCTGCTGCACGTCGTCACTTTAAAGAAGAGTTACACGACCTTATAGAATATGCAGATCACCATAAGGCAGAGATAGAAGCTGGAGATCATCACGATCCGAATTGCTTAGAGCTATTTTGTGATCAAAACCCTGATGAGCCTGAGTGCTTAGTATACGACGATTAAATGTTATTTAATGATGTAGTAGGTCACTATAGGAATAGAGATCAGGCATATTCTAATCCCTCGCAGTGGCCTCAGATTGATATTCGTATTTCTGAACCTAGCTATGGTATAATATTAGCTAAGTCATGGTATAAGTATAAGGGAGAAGAAGATCCATATAATTACATACAGTATGATTGGCAGAGGATGGATGAAAACATCGTCTATACTAAAACTACTAATCTTATCACTAATACTCCTTCCTGTCCTTTCATTTGGAACTGGGATGGAGTTTGGTGGAATGGAAATACTGACGGAGAATGCATCCAAGGTAATACGAGGATGGTCTCAAAGATAAGGTTTAATGGTAATGAATATCGTGCCATTGATACTGGATATGATTTAGAGACAGGAAAATTCCGATGGGGTAAAGAAGAATCGGAAGGGGAATTTCTCTTTAAAAGACTTGATAAATAAAAGAAAAGTAATACGATGGCACAACGTACTGATTTCCTAGGAAGGGATGGATACACTTGGTGGGTAGGAGAGGTTGAGGATGTAGAAGACCCCTCTGAGACTGGTCGTGTCAAGGTGCGTATTCTTGGGTGGTATACAGGTAATCAAGAAGGACAGGCATATTTAAAGGAAGTACCTACTAAAGTCTTACCTTGGGCAACAGTGTTGCTTCCATGTGACCAACCACAAACTAAATCAACTGGTACCACAACAGAATTACAGTGTGGTGCATGGGTATTGGGTTTCTTCCTTGATGGTGAAGAAGCACAGTTACCTTGTGTACTAGGTGCATTCAGAGGATTTAGTCAAGAGAAGAAAGAAGCTAGTACTACTATTGCAGATCCAACTGTTGCTAAGAAGTTAGAGACTAATACACCCCAGAAAGAGAATATGCAGGGGGAGAAGCAGTTAGATGGTAACTCATTCCCTAAACATCCACGCACACCAGGATCTGCTACTGGTAAAGTTGAGGAAGCAAGAGGTGCTGGTCTTACTGCTGCTGAAACAACGGTACCTGGAAACCCAGTAAGTAACCCTAGTAAACCACCTATTACTGCTCAGTCTATTGCTGATGGTGTTGCTGGTCCTGCTGGTGCTGGATTTGAGAAAGACTTAAAGAGAATGCTCACTCAGTTGGGTGAGACAGCAGCATCTATGTCCTCTGGACCTGGTGGATTTGTATCTGTTATCACTGGTAATAAGATAGCAGGAGATAAGGTTAGGCAGCAACTTGGAACTGCAATGAACTTCCTTGCTGGTGGTATATCAGGTATTCTTGCACCTCTAAAAGAGATGTTAGCGAAGTTAATCGCTGAGGTTGTAGGAATGTTGGTGAAGATTATATCTCAGTTTATTCCTATAGTAGTTGTCAATCTATTGATGACATTCCTAGAGCAGATCTTTGCTCTATTCTGTGCTAAGACACCAATGTGGTTAGGACTGGTGAAAGGGGCACTGAGTGATACGGCAAACTTTGCCAACCAAATGGCGAGCCTTGCTGTAGATAAGATAGCCACTAGCAGTATAGCTGGTAAGATTGACTCTGCTGTTAAAGGTTTAAGTAATCGTATCTTGAGTGGTATCAAGGAAGCAATGAATCGTGTTAAGAGTGTTGCTGGTGATGTTATCTCTGCTATTAGTGCTGCTAAAGGTATGGCAGGTGCAGCAAGTAAACTAGGTGATACTGTCTCAATGATATTTGAGTTTGACTTCACTTCATTAGATTGGGGTAGTTTAATCCAAATCCTTCTTGCTATTCTTGCAGCACTATTCAAAAAGAGTTGTAACAGGAAGATAAAGAGGCCGAAATCAAAGTCGTGGTTCCCACTGATAGGTACCACGGAATGTGACAATATAGAGGATGCTATTAAAGGCACACCATATGAGAATGTAGATTTCTTTTATGCAGCTGGTGGTGCTGACAGTACTTCTAGTGTTGTTAATATGGCATCAACACCTACAACTTCAACAACTAAGCAGAAGAATTACATAGACACAATGTTTGAAGGTGTTAATCCTTATTTAATGCAGACATATAGTGCATTGAATGGTACAAGGATTATAGATGATGCTACACCAAATAAAGAGAAGAGAATGGTTACTGGTCCTGGTGGTGTCAGTACTTTTGAAGATAAGTTTGGTAATAGACACACCAATGTACCAAACTGTGAGACTAAGATAGTTGCTAAGGATAAGTGTGAGAATATTCAAAAGAATTATGCCATGACTATTGATGGTGACTTCACTCTTAAGGTTGGTGGTAATATGCACTTTGAGGTTGGTGGATCTTGGAATACACATGTATCTCAAGGACCACAGGCAGAGTCCTCTGGTGATAGTAGTTCACCTGATAGTACTACTACTGGTGGAGCTACAAAGGCAACTGATACTAATGTTACTCAGGGAAGAGTATCTGCTGATGTGATCAGTCAGTCTCAATCATCTACTATTACTGATGCTAGTCAGGCAGCAGTAACTGCTGCTGAGACTTCTGATTCAGGAACTGCGGATGATGCAACATCTGGTGCTTCTACAACAACAGCAATGTATAGTAAGATAGATAAGAGATTAGCGAAGTTAGTGGAAGAGAATGTAGGTGGTTTCTATCCAGTTGAGGACATACCATTTGCACCTGATGCAGACTATATGGGTAGGACACAGTTTGGTCCTCAACTATCAGGATCTTTATCTGATGATACTGAGCAGAAGTCTTCTGCTAGATTTGAAGGTGATCGTGATGTGTCAATAGGTGGTGAGTATAAGATGCAGTTTGCTAAGGGAAGCTTATCTGGTATTGAGTCAACACAGATTGTATCACAGGATATTAAGATAGAAGGTAATGCTATTGAGTTGGTCGCAGATGGTGAGATAATACAACAGGCAAACTGGATAACATCATTCCTAAACTCAGGTAGATTTGAGTTTATTGCATTATTTAATCAGACATCAACATCATTAACAGGACAGTTTAATCTAGTTAAGGGTTGTATTGTTGATATTACTACTGACTTACCATTCCCAGGAGTTGCACCACCAGCACAGGTTAGAATTACTGTTGGTCAACAATTACCTGGCAGTATGGCAGATGTATTGGCTGGATCTCAAAACTGTTTCCATGCCACCTTTATATCAGCACCTACTGGTGTTATTGCTGAGTTTGTACCACAGGGTGCTATTATTAACCAGTGTAACAACGGTCTAGGAGCATACGTGGTCAACAATGGTTATATGGCAGTGGGTTGCTCTGCTGGTCCTTGTCAGATCTTCGGTTTACCAGTCCTTCTCAACTAGCTTGACAAGCGGTAGCACCTGATATATACTATACCCAGTGACCCATCCAAAATGGCAGAGATAACAGGCGACACTGACACATACCTAGAGCATATCTGGGTTAATGTGCCAAAGAGAGAAGTGAAGATCATGGATAATGAAGGATATGATGAGATAGTGACGTGGGAGTTCAGTGAAGACGGAGTGGATGGGTTCACTGAAACACTGCAACATTTCAAACGATTAGTCCCAGAGGACATGATTACATACCTATGAATATTATTCAATTAACACAGGCAGAGTTACAAGAGAACCTGCCTTTTTCATTGAATCTGGTAGAGAAAGGACATACTCTCAAGGTCACTACTGATAAGGGTATTGTTTGTATTATCTCACCAGTAGCATCGGTTGCTCAGGATCCACAAGAACCAGAGCTAAATATTCCAAACCCCGATGAGTTTGTCCCAGATCCAGTGGGCACACGAACATTTGTGGACGGAGCATTGAGGGATATGACCAAAGGATTCTGACATGAAAGGACGTATCACACGCAGTTATTGCTATCTTGATGGTAAAGTAGTTGACATGTGGTACATTCAAGGTATACCTTTTACATTTGAGGAATTACCTCAACCAATGCAAGAGGTTGAAGATGTTGAGCAAGAGGCAGCAGATGCCACTGGATATTCTATGGAAGATATGATGAGATGGTCTGACTATTTGATAGCAGAGCAATGTCACCCACTACTGTTTACAGTAGATGAATTTATTGAAAACTATGAGGAAGTACCCGAGTGAAAATCTTTTTAGATACTGCTGATGTCCCAACCATTCTCAAACACTTTGAGACTGGGTTGATTGACGGTATCACAACTAATCCATCTCTTATTAAGAAGAGTGGTAGAGATCCATTGGATGTCTATCGTGAGTTGATGATTGCTGGTGTCCCTGACATTAGCATGGAAGTCGTAGAAGACATGGAGTTTGAAGCAAGGAGACTTGCTGCTGAGTTTGGTGAGGTATGTACTATTAAGGTACCATGCACACCTGAAGGACTCAAAGTTTGTAAACAATTATCAGATGACGGAGTTAGAGTAAATGTTACGCTTATATTCAATGCTGCTCAGGCTATCCTATCTGCAAAGGCAGGTGCTACGTACGTCTCTCCTTTTATTGGGAGGTTGGACGACAATAGCGTTGCTGGGTTGGAGGTTATCCGATCAATAAGTGAAGTGTTTAGAGTGCAACAAGTTAAGAAGACACAGATACTTGCTGCATCTATTCGTGACGTATATAAAGTCAGTAGAGCATTCTGGAATGGTGCTAACATAGTAACCATGCCACCTAAGATATTTGAAGGAATGTATAAACATATCCTTACAGATAAAGGACTAGAGATCTTTGATAAAGACTATCAAGATAGTAAGAAGTCCGTATTCAACCCACCCCCATTTGCATCAACAAAACATGTTAAACAAGATCTTGATCGTCTGTAGTTTTCCTTTACTTATTGGGTGTACCAATGGAGGTATGGGATTCGGATATAATGGAGGAGCACCTGCAATTAACTGGAGTAATCCAGGCACAGCAGACTCATACACTTGCGAAGAAGCAGGTGAAAATGCAGCAGCATACTATGCTACTGGTGAACACCCTAACTTAGCTGATTGTTAATGATTATTGATAGGATATTTCCTACAACTATTATGGTATTTGATGATGTATTGGAAGAAGAATACATCAAGAGTATGGGGAATGATATCCTATCTTTCAAAGGATATGATACAAAATGGCAGAGTACTTATAGACCTGAAGCTTTATCTAATAAAGCTTTAGAGTTAAGTAAAAAATATATTGATGAGTTAAAATATGAATATGAAGACCATTATATTACAGATATGTGGTCTAACATATTAAGAACAGGTGAAACACACAGACCTCATACACATTCAAATAATTTAGTGAGTGGTGTTTTCTATTTACATTGTAATGACAACTCACCAGCAATAAATTTTATTGATCCTAGACCACAAACAACTGTCTTACAACCTCAACAAAAAGAATATACGAGAGAAAACTCAACAACTTGGCAAGTGCCAGCAAAAATAAATCGTATGGTATTATTTCCTTCTTGGTTACAGCATTATGTTCCTAAGAATAATTCACACGATAGAATAAGTATTTCGTTTAATGTTATGTTGAGAGGACAAGTTGGTCGCTCTGAAAACTTTCAATCAAATGTATTCTAATGAGTGTAACACATCTACCATGTTGGACCCAAGTAGATATACATTGGGATCAAGTTATCGAAAAGATAAATGGTGATGTACAAGGTGGGTTTTGGGGATATTCTAACGAGAAGACTCCAGATGAAATACTTCCTACAATAATATTAGAGGGTGATACGTTACCTTCTTCTTTTGTTCCTGTTGCACAGAAGGTATATGATGAATTTGGTTTTGATATTGTTGACACCTATGTAGCATTTACACCACAGTCAAAGACATTCGGTAGACACTGTGATGGTCAAGACGTATTCATAGTGGGTGCTATAGGTGCTACCAAGTATAGATTTGACGACGGTAAGATATATACTATATGGCCAGGATGCGGTATATACATACCTGCTGGCACATATCATGAACCTATTAGTTGTACACCAAGAGTAGTATTAAGTTTTTCTAATGCCAATGGATGAAATCGAATGGGACTACGAAGATTTGAAAAAGGCACTACTTGACAGTGCCAGAGACTATGATAGAATAGTTAAAAATATGAATCGAGATGACTCTAAACACAGAGAAGAGAAGAGCCCAAGTAAAGAGTAGATTTTATTATCTCTTCTGGGGTATCGCTACATTTTCAGTTGTAGCAGGTCAAATATATGTTGGTAGTGGTTACCGAGGTTATGCTAGATCACTCAATAGATTATTTGATGCTATTGATGTGCAAGTACAACAACCTAGATTTTATTGAACAATAAAATACCCCCTTTCGGGGGTAGTACTATTCACAACGGTAGACGCTGTTGCATAGGGAAAAAGATAAAAACACTCCAGAGTCAGCAGAGCAAATGTCTACAGAGTCTTTCTTGCTCATAGCTGTCACTTTCAATAAGACAAGAGAAATAATCATCTATTAATTCATCTTGTGGTGTGTTTAAGCAACGGTCTGAAGAGTGCTTCCACTCAGCTAATTGATTTGACGATCTAAGGTTATGCATAGTACTTGAATAAGGGGTAAATAACAAAGTAAGTTTTCACTTCATCTTGTTTTTCCTAATTCTATCACTATTTATATGTTGGTATCAAGAAATACATTAATTATCTTAACAAATATTATTGCCTACTAGGAATTACCTATTGTAGTAGTTGGCTCGTATCTCGTATAAATAAAACTGTAAGAAATCATTGAAAATCTGTGGCAACTAAACGGATATCCCAGTTAGAAACGATTTCAGATGCTTTGGTAACTGGCGAAGCCATAATGCCTATAGTTATCTCTGACCCACTAATACCTAATAGGAAGGCAAAGGTTAATCAACTCTTCCGTGGTCTTAGTGCAGGATCAGCGACAGCTCCAGGATTGGCTTTTGACTTGGACAGAGATACTGGAATCTACCAATCAGCAGTAGATGAGATTGGAATTAGTTTCGGATCTGCATCTCTCTATAATAGTAGAAGAGCAAATACGGATGGATCGTCAACTCTAATTATTAGAGCAATCGATAGTGCTTCTGCAACATCTAGTATTGAGATTACCCCACAGGGTAGTGGATATGCTACTGTTAGTGGTGATTTCGTACAGACTGACACACAGTTCTATCTTTCAGGTGATCAAAACCCTGCTAAGAGAGCACATTTCAACGTAGATACTATTTCTACACAGTCAGGTACACGTCGTTTTGACTTACCTAATATTGGTACTTCTACAAGTACTACTATAGTTGCTAATGATACCTTCCAGACTTTAACTAATAAAACTATCCTTATTAAGGACGCTGAGCTACAGATCACTGGATCTACAGATACAGCAAAAATAGCAAAGTTTGAAACTGATGCTTGGGAAGCACCAGGTGCACATACTTATAGGTTACCTGATTTTGGTGCGTCACAAACACAATCTACATTACTTGATGATATTACTGAGCAGAATGTATTTAACAAGAATTTAGTTAACCCTACATTCTCTAATACTCCATCTAATGATGAGAATAACCCTACCAAGTATGTAATTTTTGATTCATCACAATTAACTCAGGATCGTACTGTTATATGGCCAGACCTTAATATTAAGGCAGTTGGTGAAGCATCTGCACAAACTATATCTAACAAGGTCTTTAAGGGAGCAGTATTCTGCGATACTGATCCTGCTGATGGTGAAGGTCGTAAGATAACTCTTGATCTTTCTAATATTGAGGACAACCAAAACTATGTGTTTAGTTTTCCCGATAATGAGGTTACTGCACCATTAAATAATGGTACTGATGCCAATATGCTTGTTACAGAGAAGAAGACTCAAACTCTGGTTAACAAGACTATGGAATTGATGAAGATAAATAACCCTAATGACCTCAATGGTAATATAACCTTTGATGCTCAGAACATCAAAAACGCAGTTACTATACAATTCCCCGATGCAGACGCAACTCTGCTATCTACTAACAACATTAGTGATGTTGCTATTAGTTTCGGTGGAGCACTAGCAGCACCTGTCCTAGGAGGACAATTAAGAATACAACAACACTTTATGTCTGGATGGTAAAATGACAGCAGGAAGATTAGCCGCCAGCAAGCCTGGGGCAACTACAAATACAGTTCTGTATAGGACACCCATTGATAAGAGTGCAAGTTCAGTAATGAATGTTTGCAATCAGTCAGGGGGTGCTTTGTCATATAGAGCTGCAATAAGAGATTATGAGCAAGTACTTCACTTAGATGGATTGAATACATCCGCATATAAGTTTGCTAAAGGTAATCCTATTTCAGGAT